ACCTCTCATCTCATTGAGTACACTTATCTGACTTATGGCGGATTCATATGCTGATTTCGCTCTATTAACTTGGTTGTCAGATCGCCACAATTGACTCTCTGCTAAATCAACCACTATCTCATGAAGAGAAACATTCAATGTGCAATTGGCATTAGATGCTATTGCAGCAGGTTCTTTAAGATAATAAACTCTAACACCAGCTATTCCTGCTATAGGTGTTATGTATAATGAATTATGAAATGTATATGCAATAGGATTCGCAGTACCTGGTTCTAAATATGCATTTTCTAATTTCTTCACATCTTCAAAAGGTATCATTGCAGCAAAAATAAAATTAGTGCCACTGTAACTCACTTCTACATTTCTTACACTGCCTCTTAATGGATTAGCAGATGTTGTATTTGCGGAGGTACCATCAGCAAAGTTGATATACCCTCTAGTTGCTAAAGCTGATGCATCAACAGTAATAGTGTCTCTATGCTCCAACTCGGTAAGATAATCTTCATGTAAAAAATTAGTTGCAGCAACCTGAGCTACATTAAGAGCTTGAATCTTTGTTGCAGCTGAAAAGCTTAATTGCGATGTGTCTTCTAGGCGAATACCCAGTAGACTAGTCATTTCTGAGGATGTCATTTATGCCATTTATCTTCAACGGTCCCCTGGCTAATTAAAACCAGGGGGTTACCGTATCTCATTTTAGTCAGTTATCAGAACCTATTAAGTTTCTGTTACGTTGTCTGCGAGTGGCCTGTTTAGTTCAAGATAAGCCATACCTGCGCTTGGGGTGCCTATAGCGGACCTACCTATCATCCCATCTATAAGGTCACCAGCAACAACTGCATCATCAATTGTTCCAGCAGTAGCAGTTAAGAAACATGCTTTGCCATCGATAAAACCAGTAGCTACTTTTGCTGCAGCCTTTCCGCTAATCTGATACCAGCCATACTTGCCTGATACAGTTGCAGCCATTGCTACACCAACCTTACCTACAGCATCTGCAACAGCTAATGCTGTTACGCCTGCTTCATCAATAGTAACAACGGATCCTGCAACAGTAGCGTCTAGACCTTCTGCATAGATGAATTCACCCATACCTAAAGTGCCAGCTTTATCCTGAGCCTGAACAACAGTAAGCATAGGCAACTTTGCCTTAGCGCTTACTTCTGTTATGCCCTGACATACTATGTAAGATTCTACGTCTTTCCATTCAGCCATAATTATCTCCTATTAGTATGCAGTTGGTCCGCTTGTCAATTTCCCTAACATTCTAGGGTTTGAACAAGTCAAAGCACCTAACCAAAGGATATGTGCTACGGATGCATCTTGGTTAACGGGCTTATTAAAACCCTGAAAAGCAAAGTTCCTAGAACCGTGGTGTCTGAATCTCAGATACTTAGTATTTAAGAAATACATATGACCAGCAGGACAATTATCGTCCACAACAATGTCAGCATTTCTGTACTTAAGACTCTGAAAACCAGCATCAGCTAGCGTATCACTTGAAGCACCAAATCTCTTCTGTGCAGACAGAGATTCTTCATATGCATCAAAGATTATACGAGTAGTGACGATGAGATTTGGAGTATCGTTATCGATACTACATTTCCCATACATTTCTCTTAGTTCTCTTCCAATGGAACTAGCACCTGAACTAGCTGCGACAGTTCCAAAAGTATCACTACCAAAAGCAGCTTCATTTGCTTGCCACCAGGAATAGTCACTCCTGTTAATTCCACCAATTGTTCCTGAACTATCAATAATTGCCTGTAATCCTAAGAAACCACTTGTAGAAGCCCCTGCGGATGATACCGTGCTACCATTATTATCGGAGTACAACTGTTTTCCAAATAGGTCTTTTAATGATTTCTCTGCATTTTTTACTTTTGCAGAAATTAAATCAATAACCCTTTCAGAACCACTATTCAACGCCTCTTCACGACCACTATATGTGATAGAAGCATGACACTGAACCCAGTCATATGAAGCATCAGTAAACAGCTCTTGTGGAGTTGTATCTAATACATCATATCCATTATAGAAACCCTTTGAGCCTGTTGTGGAGTACTCAATTGGCTGCAGCACTTTATTACCGCTTGCTATTGGTTCAGAATTCTGTAACATTTTAAAAGTTAAAATGTTTGAATTGAATATGTTGTCTACGAGAACAGGTATGAAACGGTCTCTAGTCACAGCTGTTAAGCTGTCATAGTTTAATGCCATTTTATTATCCTTTTATTCACCTGTTAAGGTGTATTATTCTATTATTCGTAGAAATTGTAGTTTTTAAGTGATTCAACCCTGGCATCCTTGTAAGTATTAGACTTTGCAATTGGCTCAGTATGTTGGCCTTTTACTCGTCCTTTTGTTTCAGGAATGCTCTTAGCGGCTTTCGCACTTATTGCTCTGTTTGTGGCTACTTTAAAAGCACTATTCTCAGCAGCTTGATGATGAGCTAAAACAAATGCATCCTCTAAACCATCGTAACCCGTGAAGCCTTTATTAATTGCTGTTTCAATAACAGTATTTAATAAATTAGGGTCTTCCAGTTCAGGATGAGATTGTTTGAGTTTTCCCAGGTCGACATTTACTTGCTGGTCGGCTTCAACCTGCAATGCATGTTCTTCTTTTTCCCGTTCAAACTCGTTTAGCCTCTCTTCTAACTCCTCAACCCTTGAAAGGTCTTTGGTGTCCTGGCTTGTGTTTTCTTGCGCCTTATCCACTTCATGAGTATTAAATATTGGATGGTCATCATCTAATACATCCCGTAAAACATCCATAGCATCATCATTACTTCTTAGCTCAGACCACACTTGTCGCTCTGCATCAAATGCTTTACGTTCAGCGCTTATTGTCTGTGCTTTTTCTGTATTCGATTTTTGCCACTCTGCTTTATTTTGGAATGCATCTAATGCATTTTGAATAGTTTCCATATCGTATGTTTCACCATTCACTTCCAAGTCATAAATCTCTTGAGAGTCTTCGGATTCTTCAGTTACAGAACTTTCTGATTGGTCAATCTCTTGACTTTCCTGCTCTTGGGCCTGTTGCTCGCCTAAATCTTGTGCAGTCTCTGCAGGTGAATTCTCTACAATAGAATCTAGTTCACCCTGTGACAATGTTACCCCACTATACGAGGTCTGTATTTCTTCTGACATTTAGTCTCCTGCTTTGATATAATTTTGATGGATTGTCCATAGCATCCAACCTGTTTGGACTATTATGCTAAATTCTTTTTCAAAGATTTTTTATAAGCCTTTTTCTTTTTATTCTTTTTGCTGTTCGGAAATCCTTTTTTCATTTCAGCATAGGCTGTATCGCTTATAGTAGAATTCTTCTTAGAGTTGCTAGTTCCTTTCTTCTTTTTTTGATTTATGTTATACCATAATCCTTTCTTAGCCACACTTACATCTCCACTTCTTTAATGATAAATTGATTCTACTATTAGGGTCATTGGCTGTTTTAGCACCAGTTAATCTTTTTTTCATGCCGCACATCCTGGCACAAAAGCTGGATCGCCTAGACTTTGCCTTACCTTTCGGGTTTTTCTTTGTTACTGGTGCTTTAAGGTTACCCCCAGTTTTTTTATTATAACTGGCTCTTCCTTTAGCATTTAGACCACCGCTTTTAGATTGACCTTCTTTTTTTGTCCAGGCATCACTCACCTTTTTTTAGCCTTTTCTTTTTTGCCTTCTTTTGGTTTTCTAAGGCCTTCTTGTAAGCCTTGCTCATTTTAGAATACTTGTTTCCAACCTTATACGGGTTTGTACTTTCTTTCTTTTTTGTTTTTGCTTTCCTATTTAGAATTTTAGTCGTAGTCCGCTTGGTGTATTTACCTTTTTTACGATTCGGGTCAATAACAGTACTTTCATCGGTAGTCCGAGTAATTAAATTTTTCTTTGTAAAGGGTATCTTAATTTTTCTTTTCTTTGTAACCTTATGAGTTGGTGAAGGCTCATCTGCCAAACCAATTCTCATAGTGCCTTTATCTAAAGTCATTCTACCAGGTAAAGCCTCTTTGAGTTTTCCTTTATATAAAACATTCCTAGTGTAAGGAACCTTTCTATAGTCTTTAGACTTTTTTGGATGTGCTTTATTTCCGTGCTTTTTATTTTTTTTCATTATTATTTAGATGGGGATGTGGAAAGAGTTCCTGCTTTCATTCTCTCTAAACGATTAGCAACACCAGTTGCACCTTTTCCCTTTACCCTCTTTTTCTTTTTTAACATTGACGGTTTTAGCTTTTTGACTTTTAATGTATCACTTTTCATTACACTCTTAACTAGCATCTTTGGTTTTATTGAATCGGGTTTTTTCAATAATGTCTTTTTTAAGGACTTTTTATAATTGTTCATTCTTTATTCCCTTGCATCTGTTGTGCCATTTGTGGGTTCTGTTGTAGTTGTTGGAATATTTCGTCTTCCGACATTCCTTCAAAATCTTGAGGACTTCCTTGTTGAGCTTCTTTTGCTTCTCTCATTTTTGCTATTAATCTTTCTACCCCAGGAAGCTGCATATGCTCTAGAATATATTCAGGGTCTTGAATTAAACCCATTTGTACCAAGGATAACATTTTTTCCTCAATGTATGCTCTATTGTCAGGTAACATAGAACCAACCCTTGCACGGACCATCATATCTGTATCTTGAAATTCAGTACCGATATAATCCACCTGTGCGGCATTAAAATCTTTGTCTTTTAATTCGAGTGTATGCATTTCCGTACCCATGTTCTTAATCATCGCTATCCACATCTGACCTAGTATCTGCATTGCAGAATCTAGCTGCCTAGCTTTAAAATCAATTTTACTTGTAGCTGCAGAACGATAGACTTGTGCCTGGACTCCACTTGTAACATTAGGTTCTTGTTTACCCATGGTCGCTTTATTTACGCCTGACACTGTTTCAAACATATCCATTAATAAACTATAAAAATTGAACACATAACCAGGCATACTACTAGGTTGAGCCATGTTTACTGAACCTGGTCCTCTCTTTCTTATGACTGAGCCAGGTTTGTTGTTGATTTGGTCAGAAACATCTGCGGTTTCATCAACTATCCACATGGGATTTGCCATTAGATGGATGTTATCCATTACCTGACTAGCGATACGATCCAATGAAAGGTTTAGACTTTTTAGTCGTTTTGGTTCGGGTTTCCCCCAAAAGCTATGAGCGCTTCCACCATTTTTCATAACAACAAATGGGAAAGGGTATGAACACCTGTTCATTTTGTCCAAGAATTGGAATCTACTAGGCCCATCGTAAAGTATGACGTTGTCAGCCATGCAGACCTTTCGTATGCCGCCTGGGTATTTCAGTTTGCCAACCTTATCGGATTCATTTGTGTACTCTTTCGAGCCATCCCTCATCCATACCTCTATTAGCAGCGCACGGTCTTCCAAGTTTTCCATGGCTTCAGATTCGCCTTCAAAGTAATTAGTCTCTTGCCCCTGAGTGTCGGTTACTTGGACTAGGTCTTTATTCCCTTGCTTAACATCTGTTATTTTAAGCGCTTCATATTGGTCTAATCTCCCCATTGACTCTACAAGCTTGCCTTTTTCGGGGAACAATTCTTTTATTTCGTATAGTGGTCTAGGAGCCATGTGAATTACATATTGTGCATTTTCCATTTTAGTTGCACTTGGATTCACATAGAATGAAAACGGGTCTACAATATCACAATCAGGCAAATCATCAAATTCGCTCCAACCTAATTTCACAATACCAGTTCCATATACTAAATAATCAGTAAGCCATTCAGGTACAAGCGTTGCCATATCCCTCATGTACCATAAATCATCTAATTGGCCCTGTAACACATTTGCAGTAAATCGAGACTCATCATCTGAACCTACTGGAATAACATCAATCTTGGGTGGCTTAGAAGACATAATTGGTATTTGTGTATCAATAACATTTGCTATTAAATCCAGGGTTAATTGGTTTTTGTATTCGGGCATATTCATTCCTGACCAATGTTCCCCCATATATAGCTTTTCCGCTTCTCTCCATGAATCTGTGGCTTTCTTGCGAGACTTCTTAGCCATATCGACCATAGTCTTAATACGTTTAATTAACTCTAATTCTTTTCCAACAGCTTGGTATTTTGCCATTATTGTGTTACCCGTGTATGTTCGCCAGTTATTACCATTTCAGACATCGTTACAACAATTTCAATGTAAGCATCTTTGAATTCCTGACCGTTTTCAGCTAATAAATCTTTATCATCCTCTTCTAAATGTATTCTATGCCACAAGCCGCTTTCCATATCGTATCTCTCTATCACTACCTCAGACCTGGGATGTCCGTCTTGTTTGCTTCGAACTTCTGCATCAGTCTTGTTATCCATGGTTTTGCTTCGTCTGATTTAGGGTTTCCAATATGAAATAAACCGTACCTGGCAGCATCTGCAAGATGGTCAGGCCCTCTTGTGTCCAGGTCTTCAGGTCTTCGCAAATCGTGTACCAGCATCGGTAAAGTTTCAATAAACTTGTTGCAAGTATGAAAGATATGGAGCTTTGGAGGAGTCTCATCATCCCATTTTAAGTACTCTCGCAATAGGTTCCAACCTGATAGCCTGTTATTGTTCGCTTTTATCATAGGAATACCACCCTTCCTCATAATATCAGCTATGGCCATATGACTACCAGCCACCCCATCGGACTTATTCATATTTTGAGGATTTCGAATCCACATACTAGGGTCACCCAATGTCGCCCTATACTCTTCACCTTTGCTTAATGCATTAATTGCTTCTATATGTCCCGATAATTCCATTTCAGCAACATAATAATCCCTATATAAATAAACATTTTTATTCGGGTCCACTGCATACCAAACCACTGCAAATGGTGCTTTGTACCCATAATCAATTCCTCTATACCTATACCAATTACTTGGTATATGAAAAGGTTCGCAAACATGTACATCATAGCGCCATTGTGAGAAATACTGACCATAGTAAACGTCCCAGTCACCATCTAACCAGGCTCTTCTTAATTCATCAGGTAAACCTTTTAACATTTCAAAATAACCAGGGTCTTCTTCCATTAATTTTGGGTTATCATGTATTTTACTAGGAATAAAAATTCTTGTCCTGCTCGTTACTGGATCGTAAAAGGTTTTTTCCCTGGGATTGTCAACAAACCGTTTTTTAAACCAACTATGGCCAGGACCACCTGGGTTACATGTTAAAAATACTTGCGGTGCCAGGCCTATAGTGCTACGACAACTAGAGATTAACTTTAAATAATCCTCTTCATCATGTATCAAAGTAGCTTCCTCAATACCTATTTTTTGGTATTCATGGCCCTGATACTTTTGATAGGCTTGCTTATCCATAAGATGCCCCGTTCTGATAATAGCACCAGTCGGAAATCTAAATTCTGCTGGGTTACCCACCACCTCAACCTCTAAATGGCGATACATTTGACTAGCCCTATCGATATAATCCCTTAAATCATCATAGTTCCTACGAATAATCAACCCTCTAAATTGTGGGTTATTTAAATATTCAGGGTCTACCATCCACGCCATAAGACAACTAGACTTTCCACCACCCCGTGCGCCACCAAATGCAATTTCAAATTCCTGGCGAGCTAATGCAAACGACTGTCTAGGGTGCGGCTCCCAATGTACAATCATCTATATGCATCCCAGTTATAGTTATCCCTATGTTTCTTCTTAGCTGATGCTGACATGTCTTTCCAGCACTTATCTAATTTGGATACCCTATTATCAGGTCCTGTTGCAATTCCACAAAATATTTTAGTAGTGACACCCCCCCGTTGTTTGTCGGGATTATAGGTGCTGCTAGATGCAAAAGAACATGTTTTTCTAGTAGTATGGGGACAAGGTTCAAACATTAAAGGAGTCTCATTAATTCATCTATTTCATCATCGACTATCATACTATATGCTATAATTGGTCCATTCTCAATATAAGAACCGCATACATTATAATTGACCCAATCTGCTGCAGTAGATATATCCCAGTCATTATCTCTCATAAAAGCTTCTACAAGTAAATCATAATCATATATCAACCTATCACTCCTCATGTCAATAGACACAATAGCAGAGTCTAATGTGCGAGGTTCTAAAACTATAGTCTCATCGTCTAAATGTTCTAAATTCATATTTTACCTTCTTATTGTTAGATGTGGACCAGTTACCTGGATAAAATGTCATGTTTGTGCAGTCGTTAGGATTTAAATATTTCACCACAATGCGCACCAGGGGTATAAAAAGTTTTTTCATATTCTGTCTAGGAGTCACTATGGTTTAAGCCTTGGATGGGACCCGACTAATGGGATGCCCCCCCCTCTTTTTTTTTTGGCCTTAATCAATACCTTATTTTTAGACGTTTGGAGGCAGTACATCCTCATGAAGGAAGTACCTACCGAGGAGAGATGCACATATTGAACCAATATTGAACCATTACTTCTCACTGGGCTGGACATCCTCAACTGATACGGGGACTGAAAAAGTTTCGCTCGCACTCTGTCCGTTGGTACTATCAAGTGGTACTTTCTGAGGTAACACAATCACTCCAGTTATACCTTTCTGTTCCACTTCTAATGTGGCTGATTTTAAATCGGGAACCATCTTAGGTAATAGAATTCTCCAGGCTGAAATCTGTCGTTTATCTTCATCATCCATAGCAACATTAAATAACTTTTGGACTAGTTCATGTGCTTGTGGATGTGACTTAACCAGGTCTTTTACTGACGTTTTTGGCCTGCCTTTAGGATTACCTGACTGACCTTTAACCCATTTCGGAGATGGCATAATAACTCGCTGTTTTACCGCTGTTTAATTAAAAAAATCGATTGAGTATATATATAGGAGTAATAGCATCAAACTATTAATTAATTAGTATAATTGTATTAATTGTATTGCATAATAGTATGTAGCAGTGCTACATTTAGCCATCAATCAATTAACAATCAATAAGGACAGCGAACATGAAAAGACTAACAGGAAACGAATCACTCTCAGAAATCAAAGCCCATCTTAAGAGCAATGGCATCCCAAACATGGTATTCCCTGAGCAAGAACATTTCATTGCTAAAGAATATGACGAGCAATCAAAGAGGGTATATGTTGTATATCGGATTGTAGTAAGAAACCAGGTAACAGGCGAAGTTTTCTCAACACAATTACTAGAAACTTTCAAAAGATATAAAGATGCAAAATTGTATTCAGAAACACATGAGAAGATAAAGATGCAGTTAGAAATAGAATCATTAAGGGAAGAAAATTATAACTTAGCATTTGAGAATAAGAACTTTGCAGAATTCTTAGAAGAGGATTATAGCCAGGAGGGTATTAGCAATATCGCAAATGGTTATCTGTCACCACAAGAACTAAACCAAGGATAGCGACATGGCTTACATGAATCAAGAAAAAAAGAAAGAACTAGCACCATTAATTAAATCAATCTGCAAGAAGCACGAAATCAAAGCAACGATAGGTGTTCGTAATTATTCTACACTGGTATTAAATATCAAATCAGGCTCTATTGATTTTGATGCTGATAGGGTAAACGAATACTGGTATCACGAACACTTTGCTAAGAATGAGAAAGCACTTGCTTTTTTAAGCGAAGTAATACCAGCTATGAATGTTGGTAACTTTGATAAATCAGATATAATGACTGATTATTTTCATGTTGGCTGGTATATCGATGTGAAACTGGGCAGATATGACAAGCCCTATGTACTAACTGAGAGCTAACACCATACCGATGAGTACCAGGTGATTCCTGGTCGAAACGCCCCAGGAGACTGGGGTGTCTATGGAAATCATTAATTAAAAAAAAGGACAGCGAACATGAAAAACTCAACAATCAAAGTAGAGTATGTATACGAACCACCAAGTAATTTTGAATTGTTCCCATTACAAACAGAGTTACTTATAGAGCTTGTAAAAAAAGAAAGAGCCAAAGTTCAAAATCAATGGCTAAAGGTGTCAGAAGATACAGATGCTGATGCAATACTAAGCCTTAAACGTGAACTATGTGATGACACGATAAAGAGCTTACTTCGTAAGGGAGTGAAATGCGATGAGGATGCATGCAAATTCACAAGTTATGACTTAGATGACTTTGCACATAATCACGAAAAAGGTGTACCCCAAGTTGACAGGTTTAATACTTGTTGGTCTTGTTTTGATAAGGAACATGGTAACCCAGCAAACATAGAAAGTAAACAACAAATTACAACTGGTGTTTATGGTGGAGAATACGATGGCGAAGGTAATGGTTTTACCCTGGATATTGAATGCATGGCTGAAGAACTTGAAGACCAGTTTAAAGACAAACTTGGTAAAGATGTACAAGTTAAGCTTATAGAACAATAAATCCATACCGATGAGAACCAGTCGATAACTGGTCGAAACATCCCAGGCAACTGGGGTGTCTATGGAAATCAATAACGTAAACAAGGACAGCGAAATGAACAACAGCAACATATACATTAGTGAGGTTAACTAATGAGTATATCTTTAAAACTTCCCAATGTACATAAGAGTCAAACAAAACAAGGTACGTTATACCGCTATCGACTGAGAATTAATGGTCAGCCTGTTAAGTATTTTTATCTAGGTAATGATAACATTGATTCCTTAAAAAAAATTCGAAAAGCATATAGTGAAGCCCGAATACAGGCAGAAGCTTTAAGGATTGGAATACAACCAGTAGCCCAGGTATTGAACCCAGGTAAGCCTGAAGTGAAGCAAGTCTTGTTAAAGGATGTTTTCCCTGTGTACAAAGATGCCAAGCAACATATCAACAAAACCTTCTTAACCAAGATTCATAACTGGAAGCACTTCATTGAATTCTTTGGTAAGGAATCTGATTGGCTTGGAGATTCAGTAAGTAACTCATGCAGCATCGACTTATTAAAAATTGATGCCAATGGTATTAATGCATTCTATTCAGCAGAGTATAAAAAAGGGTTAAAGGCGAGTACTATTGCGGATCGTCATAAAATACTAAACCCGTTTTACACCTGGCTTCATGATAATGAATACATTAAAAAGAACTATTACCTGAAAAAGGTAGAACTTCTCAAAGCCTCCTCAGACAAAACACCATACCAGGTATTGGAACGTCACCAAGCTGAGTCAATTGTAGACAATGCACCTAATGATTATTGCAGGTACCTATGGTCAATTATGCTTGATACCGCTATGGCACCAGTAGATGCAAATAAGCTAGATAAGGCCAAAGATTATAAAGATGGTATCATAGTGACCACCAGGCAAAAAAGTGGCGAATATACAGGGATTACGATGTCAAAAAGGCTTTTATCATTGGGTGATGCAATCTACAATCTTAATGGTAGTAAAAAAGCCAGGGACAATGCCAATATAGCATTCCAGGAGACATGTAAAAAGCTAGGAATTAAGAAACAAGAAGGTCGCAAGCTAACTCAATATTGCTTACGTCATTCTTTAGCTACTTACCTGGCTGAATGTGGACTAACGAAAGAACAAATACAAAGGTCTTTGGGACATTGTAATGATGAAACTCAAAAGATATATATTAGAAATCAAATCAAGTCAGAACAACAAAGTGTTGCTTCTGTACTAAACAAACGTAAGTAAAAAAGGACAGCGATTATGGTAGTTAAATTAGAAACAAGAATGAAAAATGTGAAGACAATCAGAATTGAAATGGATTCGGTTGAGTCAAAGTGGAGTGCATTCAGTTTATATGCGAAGTCGATTAATATTACACCAAGGAAGTTGTTAGGCCAAGCATTAGACCAGTTTATCACAAATAACCTAGATGCAATTACATCAAACCTAGCCAAACATTATGAATTTGAGGAGGATGCTTAAATGAAAGCAAGGGTATTGGGAAAAAAAGTGACACAACAAATCTTAAGGGACTTAAAGAAAAATGGTATAGCAGTTAAAAAAGTGACTGAAGGCTTTTATAAATGTTATGATTCTTTTTTAGATGAGAACCATGAAGTTGTAAAAGAAGAGGTCTTCAGCGCTATGGTTGGAAGAAATAATTATTTATGTAGGTTTAATCCTGATTATTTTGGCAATGAGTAAGAGATTTCTTTTTGTAAAGATAAAGCCCCTTAACTGGGGCTTTTTTTTATCTATTATTTAGAAACCTTCTTCTCTTTTCTTCATTCATGTATATTTCTTCCTGGCGCTTCTCCAGGTAAATGACACTAGCCAACATGCCCAACCAAATAAAAGCAATCAAACTTAAAAGAAAGTATGATGCTATACTCATTCCTTCCTATCCTGTATTAAGGCATATAACAACTCTAAATATTGTATTGCATCAGTGATACGACCACCAATGGATTCATTGCTATAAGTCTTCCCTTTCTTTATATAATTAAAAATAGAACTGGTATGTTTTTGAAGGTAAACACCAATCACAATTTTTGGATCCAAATCTAGGCTTTTTGCAATTGCTTTAAAATTTGCATGAACGTCCTTGTCTCCTTGGCTCTCAGTATACTCAACTCTTTTACCATTTGCCATAGCATCACCATCGGCTCTAAAAGCAGTAATAAGTGTATTATAATCTTTAATTTTCATTGAGGCAACCTGGTTCTTTTTGTTGAATAATAATAATCCATCTCTAACTTTCTCAACCTTTGCCAGGCTGCACCATTTTCTACGAACTTTCCCTTCTCGGCTAATTTTTTATAAAATTGTACTATTGCTCTTTTGGACATGTACCGATCCTGAGACTGGTACTTTTTTCGTATGATATTATCATTTTCCATTAAACTAACTCCTCGTATGAATAGAACCATTTTCGTAAATGCTCCTGGTTATTTTTAGCAGTTTTCAATGCTAACGTAATTGTTTTTTCCTGATTATAAGGGTAGTAGGCAATAATCTGCCTTTTCCAATGAACAATAGCCACATAATCAATGTGGTCATTTTTCTTGAAATCCCTCATTCTAACCTCAATGGAAGTTTCGTTTTTAGGTACTCCCACTGCTTTAATTTGTATTCGTTTAAAACCACCTGGTCTATAAATCACTAAATCTGTATTTACCTCATCACTGGCAGGCAAATAAACCTCAATGTCTCCTTGTCTCAATAAATCAGAAACAACCAGGTATTCAGCACTCTTACCTTTTGTTTGGGTACTTAGCACTTTGGACACTTCACCCTTTTCAGTTTTCGTGTAGGAAAATCAGAATAGTACTCAATAAAGGGGGGTTTGTTAACCTTCTGCCAGGAAATGTTACAATGGGTGCATACCCGAATTGGTTTTTCATTAGATGAATTCAAATTCTTCTTATATGCTATCGGACTTTTCTTCTGTTTTAATAACTGCTCCATCACCCAACCTATGCCCTTCGAAGATTTGTCTGACATCAACGCCCTTCTCTGCGGCTTCACTAATTAATCTAACCATCGGTTTGAGTGGTAGCGATAGTATAGCCTCCATTCTGTCGCCACGACTAACCACACCGATTTCAGTTTTTTCAGGAAGAAGCCACCTTGGTATGCTAGTACGTCTTTTACAACCCAACCACATACCCATAACTTCAATATCACCTTTTTCATGATTTGCACCTCCTCTATCTCTGTTGTGCGCTGTTATCGAGGATGCTTTGAAACAATTCACTACCTCTCTCTGTAGTTCTGCCCCTCGTTGTCGATTTCTGCGCCCCTGCTTGACCATTTTGGGGTCTTTTACTTTCTTCATATATCTGTTCCTTTTTAGGTCTGTTCGGCAAGTAGCTTGACTTACAACAATGGCTTCCCTGGTAGATAGCTTTAGCATCTTTCGGGAATTCCTGGTTACCACAAATAGACCCGTGTTTATCTTTTGAGCAGTATGCAATAAAACCGCCTGCTGCAGATTTCTTGAACTGATCCATAAATTTTCCTGGTGACTTGTTTGGTGTCTGATTGGAGAAGTTGTTAATATTCTTCTTCCAGGTGACTACACATTTCTTCCAATCTTTAATTTTAGACTTACCACGATACCAACCTATTGAATCATAATAAGCAAAGAATTCAGAGCCATTAGAAATAGGCTCTTCAATCTTTTGTTTTTTAAAATAGTCAATGACCATTTCAACATCTCTAGGTTTACTTTTAAAAGAAGCTTGCTTTTCTGTTAAACTACTACTTTGAACAACCCCAACTTTTAACATGGGACTATCGATGCTATTATAATTATTATCTTTATTATTCTTTTTATTATTGCTTTTATTATTATTATTTATAATATTATAATTATTATAATAACTATTACTATTATTAGGGTTTTCGGCAGTTGATTCACTTATTACTTTATCTTGATTCGTTTTTGATTCAGTAAACTGCTTATCTCTATAATTAACAAGGTTTACACGAGTCATTTTTGATTCAGAATTGATTCGTATTTGATTCAAGGCTATTAATTTCTTTAAAAATCTGTTTACCGCTGAATATGACCAATTAAGAGATTGGGCTATTTTTCTTTGGGTCATCATAAATTCGCCTGGCTGCAATGAAATCATTTGACCGCTGACTAATTGAGTAGTGTTCTGTTTATATTCAGCCCACATAATAAATTGCATCCATGCCTGGCCTTCACTAAAAGGCTTTCCATTATCCCATAAAGGTGATTCAACTATATCTCTCCAAAGATATACAAATCCTTTTGTACTCTTAGCCATCTATCACATCCTGGACAGGTATTAATACTAACTTAGACTTATTGTAATCGCCCCCCATGATAAACTTATTCTTATGGAGATACCTGGTAACAAGTTTGCGAAGCCGACTCAAGGTCATGATAAGCAAAACGGGTTTACCATCAGGATAGTTAATGTTGAACAACCACCAGTTAGCAGTTGATGTTTGGATACCGCTAGGCTTACCATTGCATTCAATCTCAATAGCCAGGTTACCAGTCTTGTGGGCCATAAAATCAGTCTTAACCTCTAGTTTACCTGTTAAGACATCTAAAGCTTCGACTTCACCGTTTAAGCCCCTTAAAAGGTCAATATCAAAAGATTCGGCAGTGTACTTGCCATATCGCAATTGCTTAATTAATTCTTCAATCTGCGCTGCAGTTAAATCTAAATTTATTTTTGGCATGTGTTTGGTTTGGTTTGGTTTGTGGAATCAGTAGGCCAGTCAAAAAACAAGGAAATGACTGACCTACCTGTAATAAATAGCAAATTACACGATGCGGAGTGAAAGGGCTATTTATCATAATTTTCGATAAAGACTTCAACTAAGGCTTTTGCCATTCTTATACTATAATCCTTTGACTCCATTAAATGAGTTACCAGTTCATCTTCTCCTGGAAGAGCAGTGTATTCATTTTCATCAATATATTCGTAAAGGATTGGTTCAGATTCTTCAAAATACTCGTCAAATATTATATCGAATGTTTTAATCATTATTTAAAAAGGCAGCTCGTCATCATTACCGCCTGAAAGTGACTTTTTTTCAGATACTGCAAATGATATATATGCCTTACCCGTCTTTTTGTCTACATTCTTCCAAACAGAAACAGCGTACTTATCTTCTTCTTTTAGCTGAGTATAGTCACCATCTGCTTTTTCTAAGTTTCGCACTGAAACCATGTTACCAGTCATGTCGGGGTCACTATCACTTGATTTGTTTTCATTAACCCAACTACGACCAGTCATGACCTTAGTGTATTTGTATTTTGCTTTATTGTCATTCATTACCTTTTTCTTCCTTTTTGTTTATTTTTAATTGAAATTTATTTTGCAGTCTTTTTTTCATTTTGGGCTGCTCATATTTAATGTTTGATTTGAATAAATCGACAAGGGATGTGACTTTCTTAGATAACAATGTTGCATTGTTATTTATGCTGCCACTTTTATTTCGTATCATTTTTGTTTTTAACTTTCCTGGCTTTATATCGCCTTTATTTCTTCCTTGGCAGTAAAGAATTCCTAGCGCACTAACTTTTATTTTAAATATTTGTTCAATTAGAATTGCATAAGCCATGCACTGAGTAAAGTGTTTATCCATCTCATTACCAGTTTTTAAATCTGCGACCATGTATATTTCTTTATCATGCTGCTTACTATATGTTTTTAAAAGCAAGTCGCAAGTACCTGCAAATTCGACATTTTCATGCCAAAGCATGATTTCACTACCAACTATGTCGGGTTGAAAGTCATCATACCATAAGGTGTAGTTTGTTAATTGCTTTTTGATTACCTCAACTGCTTGAAATTTGTTATGATACACAAGTCTCCAACGTATATCCTGGTAGTTTTCTAGCCTCTCGATAATGTCATCAGTTGTTACTGTTAAGCCATGATTTAAATCATCTACAAAATCATGTGTAATGGTTCCTATAATAGCAGTGGTCGGACCAAGTATATTTGACCACCTTCCATTATTCTTAAAATATTCATCTAATCCTGGGCTTGATTCGATACTGGCTATATTCGTCCAGGAAGGCTTAAGTGGGTTTACAACCGAATTGTAAAGGTCTAAATCATCAGGCCCATAGTATCTGCCCGAAGTTGTATTAAACCTTCTAACTCTATAAGGCATTTTAATCATTAGTAGACTTCTTATTTCCAAGCCATTCGTTAAAATCACTAACTTTAATTCTTATGACATTTTTAGAAAGCCTAAGACTGGGTATCTCCTGGTTGTTTACTCTATCATAGATAAACCTGTAGTCCACAGACAACATCTCGGCACATTGCTTGATAGAATAGAATTGTGGTTGTTTGCTTGATTTCATTTTATTTCCATGTGTTTGTTTATACTAAAGTGTTAATTATTATCATTCAATCACTGGCATATCTTATTTAATTAATACAATAGTGTCAATAATTAATATCATTATACTATGGCATAGCAATACATTATTAGTTAAGTTATGATATCAAATGATAACAAATAACATAAAAAAAGTATAGATAGGGTTTTAATATGGGGAAAGAAATAGCAGATTGGATTAAGCAAACAAGGCAACTTAATCGAATGACTCAAACAGATTTAGCCAAGTACTTAGGTATTAGCCTGGGTGCGGTCTATAAATATGAATCAAATAAAATGGTTCCTGGAGCCTCGATATATCAGAAACTCCAGCAACTAGAAAATAAAACATCTAAGGACAGCGGACCCGAAGAAAAGGAAGATACAAGTATGCATGAATTTGCAATGCAGTTAGCAAAAGAAAAAATAGAATCTCAAGCGAATAAAATATTAGCATTAGAAAAGAAATTGTCTAATCAACCTGTACATCTGACAAATGGGAAAATACCTAGTTGGAGCGATATCGAATTTGATGTAAAAACCAAACAAACATATAAAGCTGGGCGATATGATACTTTTGAGAAATACGAAATGGTTTACTATCAAGATTTTTACAAAAAGTTAGGCTATTCTGAAGAAGAAGCTGAAAAATATTGGAAAAGGCAACATGAATTTATGACACTTGGAGTTTCTTCTCGTGGGACTAACTACAATGAGATTGAAACCATGGGTTTTATCATGAATCCTGATAAAACCGACAAGTCTATTACTGACCCAAAGGAGACTCAGAGACATTTCGAGATGGCAATTAAAAACAATATCATCAATCAATTGCAGGTCTATAACTCATGTTATGTTGGTAAAGATGGCAATGAAATTCTTGCGATAATAAGTGTATTATTTGATTTTATTACATATCAATCGGAAAGTAAGATTAAGTTTATAAATATATAGTAATCAATGAAATAACATAGCATGTAATACAGTAATATTGCATGCTATACCCCGTAGTTTTACACTTCCCTCTCTACCCTAATTTTCTCCTCGACAAGCCACAGATTGGTTCAATATTGGTTCAATATTGGTTCAATGTCATAAAAATAGACTATTTTTTTAACCAGGTATGGAAACAAAAAAAGCCCCTAAAAAAGGGACTTTATCGTCGACAGAGTTACTGCGGAGAGGGTGGGATTCGAACCCACGAACACCTTACGATGTTACTTCCTTAGCAGGGAAGTTGTTTCACGAGGAGCGCTTCCCTATTTTAAGAAATACTATTCTATTTTCTCGTCAATAAAATGCTAAAAAGTTGTTGTTTCAATTGATTTCTATAACATCGTATATATTGCAATAATCCAGGAAATCAATGGTTCAATGAAAAAGCCCCGTAAGGACAGCGAATCCAGGAACAGGGCTTCTTCTAAGTGAGCGAACTCACCATATCTATAAACTTACTTTCAGTTCCTTTCCCAGCTGCAGTGTTATAAGCAGTTTTCCAAACTCTTGCAGCTTCCTTTAAAGTACTAGGCATAGGCAAAGGTGAACGCCAATATTTGATACGACAATGTACAATTCCAGCAGCCATATTGACCAATAAAATCTTATCCCAAATATCCTGATTTGAGCTTGTCCAAACATCAGGCGAGGTCATAGTAGCTTCTGCACATTTAGCGGCTAATTTGGGCCTAAATTGCAAGTAATTTTCTACGTTGTCTAAAGCGCCAGTCATACCAGGTTCAACCTGCCAAAAGGACCTGGCTGGTCCAGTACCTAATTGCTTAATGTATTTATACCGACTTTCCACATGACCTGTCCAATAAACTAGATTCATAGCCTCTTTAGATGCATACCTGCTACCTAAAGTTTTTAAAGTACTACCTATTAGAGTTTTTAATTGGCTGTGGTCCATTAACTCTTTAGCTTAATAACATTGCTCATTACGTTAGCTAAAATCTTTTGAACTACATCTGCAACGTCATGAAAAATATCATTTTCTTTTTGCCCTTTTACGAAAGGTATATTTATTGCTTCGTCCATAAAATCAGCTAACTTGTCTTCAAACTCGTCTGACTGAACATAACCAATAATTCCACTTTGGATTGTCGCAGCTTGTTTTTCAGCCATTTCCATTGCAGCTTCAATTGCTTGTGTTTTCATTTCATCTACTATTTCTTTCATCCTATCCCCTTTTTTATTTATGGTAAATATCTCATTACCAAGTTAAATACTACTGGAAAAGCGATTAATGCGATTGCACCGTATACCTGAACTTTTGCAATCTCTGTATCGTGTCGATCCACTTTTCCATTTAATTTTTCTAAATGTTTTTCTATCCTGGCTAAACTAGAATAAATATTTCTGAGTCTCTCATCATGCCTAATTAAATGAGTTCTTATATCTGTATTATCCATTTATGGTCTCCCTGAGCCATTAACTCTACCTGATAAATATGAGACTTTGTCACTTACGTCATCAAATTCTTTAAGCAAGCTTTGATGAGATTGCATTATACTTTCATGTCTTCGGTTCCTCTCGTCATTTTGCTGCTCATTTATTCTTTGAATTTTATCTACTAGCTTAAGAATAATTGATTGACTATTGCTCATTACCTCAGACATTTTGCTTATGTTTTCTCGTATTGCTTCTAATTCGCCATCCTGGGCCTTTTGACTTTTGACCAGGTTAATTAACATATAACCTAAAAAAACAACACAAAAACCTGTTGCTCCCAATGTCATATAACTTTCTAATAATAATTGCGCATCCATTATTTTACCTCAACAACTTCCCACTGTGCATGTTTAAAACACCACATATCCTCACCAAACTGCAATATCTCTTCATATAAATGAGAGATACTATCAGAAGACACTATTTCAATATAAGTAGAGTCCTCACCATTTAGATAAAGACCACCTATAGACCAACCTGAATCACACCCCATACACAAGGAAAAAAGAGTGATAATTAACAAGAATGAGATGTAACTCAGTTCGGTTTTTTTATTGGGTAATTTTTTAATCAGAAACATCTTCGAGACTAAGCTCTAGTTTTTCCATATGAAAAATTCTACCGCCTTCCATTTGTTTTAGATTGAAATTTGCTCTTGCTATCTTTCCATCTAAATCAGCTACATGATTAATTAATTCAATCTGCTCTTTATCAAAGTCAGATTCTTTATAGTCCTTACCATTAATTGTAACTATCTGTTCTTTTTTTTCTTTTTCAGACATGTTATTTCCTTTTGTTTAGAGCTTGGCAATATCAGCTTTCAAGGCTTCCCACCCTGATTTCTGCTCACCTAACTCGGTTATTTGTACAT